TCAGACCAGTACCTTCAGGGCCCGCTCGTAAAGCGCCTGACGGTCGGCAAGGCCATTTGTGCCACCATTGATCCGTTTGGTAATTGTCAGGAAGTCGCTTTTATCTGCGAAGGTATTGAGCCCAGCACGGTGCCAGAACCAAGCAGCTGACATGGCGGCATGCTCCGGAAGCTCGAGGAGTTCAGGATGCTCGAGCAGATCCAGGCCCAGGGCCTCTGCGCACGCGGCGTAGTTATCCCTACCCGTGATCTGAATAAGCCCCCTACCCCGATACAACTGACCGTCGCCATCGTCTTCTGACGTGTTGCCCAGGCGTTCGGCGAGCCGTCCGGTGTCGTATTTTTCGAGGTACGCATCACTGCCCAACTCGCGTACGTAGCGAAGTTGGCCAGACTCATGGCCCACCTGCGCCAGGAAGGCCGCGATACGAAGCTTCGTAACGATGGCATATTTGCTCATCGCAACGTTTAAGACAGGAACAAAAACGCCAGCTCGGGAGCTGGCGTTGGGGAGGATCTGCAGCAACTGCTGCACAGTAATCGACATTCAGACATCTCCTGAATAGAGGTGATTTGTGATGGAGGTTATGGTCAGAGCTGCACGACCTTGACTGGCTTTTTCTCTTTCTTTTTGCCTTTGGCTTTTGCCTTGCCCTTGTTGCCACCATTGCACTCGGCCGTGGTGGACCAGCCAGCTTGGGTAAATACCTGTTCGACCGAATCCGTCAGGTACTCGCCATCAAGCCCCTCCTTGAACCCCTGCACGCTGATCATGCGCTCCGCGAACAGGTCAGTACGCCCGACCATTTCAAGACGGATGCCTGCAGTGCTGCGGTTGAAAGCAGCAAGACGCGCTTTCGCGGCCTGCTCCGCTGCGGTTTTGTTGGGGTAGATATGCCGGTCGGTATGAACAGGCGGGAGACCGTCCGGGGCCGTTTCGTTGTTGAGGGTCACGATCTGGAGCTTCCCGGTCTTCTTGTCCTGATGCTTCGTCGACACGGCTTTGTGTGTCGAACGATCACCCAGTCTGAACTGCCATCGGCTGACGTCTTGGCGCGTGATGGCCAGAACGCCAAACGCTTTCCCGGATGCGCTGACTCCCTCTTGCCTGGGCATGACGAGCAACTTGCCGTCGGCGACCTTGGCCGTGCAGTCGTACTTTTTTGCCAGCCGTGTGATGAAGTGGTAATCCGACTCGTTGAGCTGGTCAGCCCGTGGGACCTTTGTCGCTACGTTGCAGGCTGAGGCCCAGCCATTGCGTGCGGCAATGTCGCTGACAATCTTGGACAACGGCACATCCTCCCAGCTACCGCTGCGGGTGGTCTTACCGCTTCCACGCATGCTGCTGGCCTTGCCTTTGATGTCATCGACGCCGCGTCATCAAGAACACGTCGCAACGAAGCAACTAGGTATTTTTCAATCTCCCAAGGGTCTGACATTCCAGACAGTTCGGGAGCAATCTGAGTGGGCAAAGACAAAATCAGGTCACGGAGCATACGACCGGCTGCAAAAGCAGCAGCGTCTACTACCGCTACTTCAACGAGAGACTTGTTCGCTTCAAGAAGAGTGGTTTCAGCGAGCCTCGCTTGGGCCAATGCCAAACGTGCTTTTGATTGCTGGTAGCCAACAACCATTGACGGCGACTCTGGCGGGTTAACCGGTTCGATAACATGCGAAATAGGACTGGGTTGAGCAGACGTACTCGCTGGCCGCCTTGAAGGGTCGCTGGTAATACCCAAAAACTGTTCGGTGGCATCGACATCAACTAACCCATCAGCGGTCTCAATCAGTCTTCCGTTTTGAGCAAGCTTGCCCACGTACTGTCGAGACCAGCCTTTGCTTTTTGCATAAGCAGTACGTGAGAGAAATGTCATGTAAACCTCTGTCAACTAAAGCGCTGTCAACTGTCAACCACTGTCAACCAACGTGGGAAAACTGTCCGCTAACAGACTTCCGCGAGTCCGCAGCCCCGTATGCCCCGAATACCCCCAGGGTCCCCCCTCTCTCGGAGCGCACCAAAACAGGCCATTCGACCCGAAACGCCGAGATCACGAGCCAGGGTGCGGGTGGCCGTGGGTAGGTCCACGACCTACTTGCTCTGGCTGCGCAGGATCTGGGCGTCGACCTGATCGGCACAGGTGTCGAGCAGCTTGATGGCCTGATCCTTCAGCTCCCAGACGTCGCCGTTCGAACGAAGGTCAGTCTCATCGGCGTTGATGCGTTCACAAGGAATCAGCTCAGGGGGTTCGATTCGAACCGCTGACGTTTTTGTGACCACCACCGGCTTTGCCGCGCAGGCCGTCAGGCAAAGGCTGAGAAGCCCAATCACGAACGGGCTTGCTGTTGCGCTTGAGGTCTTCAAATTCTTTCCTCGCCTGTTTGGCTTTGTTTTCGCTGGCCTTGATCCGTTGATTCAAGTCCTTCAGATAGGCAGCGTTACGTTGGGCCTCGGCGCGCAACGTGGTGATGGTGGCCTCGCTTTCGAGATTGGCGTCGAGTGCTTTCTTCTTGGCCGTTGCTTCCACTTCCACCTCGCCGCGCAACGCGACGACCCGGTACTGCTGAATGCCGACGAGCAGTACACCCACCAGCGCGATGATGATTGCAGCGGCGATAGCCTTCATAGGGAATCCACCTTCCGGCCTATGAAACGGGCCACCAATTCGCGAATGGCCGTAACGCCAAGAAAGCCAATCGTTCCACCTGCAGCTACCGATAAGCTCGGCGGCCAAGTCATCCACTCAATCAGGCTGGACGCGACCAGACTCAACGACCCGCAGATCAGCGCTTCGAATAAGATCCGGCGCTTACTGGTTTCTTTGGCGTCGTAGAGGATGCGCAATAGAGAAACGACGATGGCCATGATCATGCCCTGCCACAGTGGATTTGAAATGGCCGCCACGATCCTGGCCCACGTATCTGGTTTGTCGGGCATGGTGCGCATCCGGTTACCCCCCTTAGGGGTGAGCTGAAAAACAAAAAACCCGGCGCATTGGCCGGGTTTGATTGTTAGTGCGTGAGCCGCTATGCGGTCGCACCTATCGAAGATGACTACTTTTTACAGGTGGATTCCGGTGGCAGCAAGCCAGTATTAATGCCACCGACGAATATGTAGGCAACACAGCATCAACGCCCCGGCAATGTAGACGAATACCCTCAATCGGCCATTCGCTTTTTTGTACATGTCCCACTGTCCCACTAGCCCAAAGACATGTGGGACGCTTGAACGCCCCGAAAACAAAGCGTTGTCCCACTGTCCTACCTTTATTGTTATTTCTCCGTGTAAAGAGAGAATATTTAAACGCACGCTGACGCGCGCGTAGCGCGTGATAGTGCCCGCTACGCTACATGTGAGAATGCTGGTTAAAAGTGGGACAGTGGGACGGAGCAACGCAGACAGGGCTGTAACCCGTCCCACCATGTAGATAGGCAGTGGGACGAGGTAGGACAAGCGGGAAATGGCGAGAGCCCTCAAGCAGCCTTACCCCATAGCAGCCCTTGAATGCTCAGGTGTGCTTGATGCAGCCGGTCGTAGTAGGTCTGCCGACTGCAACCGCAGTGGGTTATTTTTTGATGCAGGAAACTGTCGCTGTTGCAGTAATGCTCACGCACGACCAACGCAAGCTCGGGTGCCAGGTGCTTGTTGACGATCAGCTCGATGTCGGCAGACTCATCCAGCAGCACTCGGCTGCCCCGCGTGCCGCGTATCAGCTCGCCCTTGTACTCCATCAACATGGCGATCATGTTCCCACCCGAAGTGGTTCCATCATGCGAAGGCGAATGTAGGTCTTCAGCCCATAATTTCAACATCGCATCAATTCGTTTAATCATCGAAACAAGGCTCATCAAACTTCTCGACAACCAGATCTGACGTCCGGCCCCAGTTCGCGGGCTTTTTGTATAGCCGAATGTACAAGAGCACCGGCTCACTCTGAGGTTGGGGATGTAGTCAGGCTGACCTGGCCAGATCTGGGTATCGAGAACATGATCATGCGCGTCACTGCTGTCGACCTGGGCGCACCGCAAGATGGGTCTGTGCGGCTGAGTCTCATCCAAGACGTTTTTGGTGTCTTCCTGAGCGTGTATGCAGATGGCTCCGAACGCCAGTGGACTAAGCCGACTTTCGACGCAACAGACATCACGCGCTACGACATTATCGATGCTCCGACAATTTTGACGACAAACCAGACCACTGGAAGCGTCCTGATTGTTGCGGAAAATCCTGGTGTTGCGCTTGACTACCAGTTCCAGGTTAAGGGTGGTGTTGATAGTGATTACGTCGACGCTGGAGCGATGCCTTTCACGCCTCTTTTCTCAACTGTGGCAGCGATGAGCACCGGGTGAACAGATGCGAACCTGGTGCTTTCTGGGCCATCTGCGGAGCTGTCTTCCATCACGCAGGAAGAGGTTCGTCAGGGGCTTGGTTTGATGCTGCTCGTCAGTGCTTTAGGCAAGGAATGGGTCTCGTATCAGAATGCGGTGGCAGGCAACTCGACCACAGTGACTTTGGGCCTGATCAACCGTGGGCTGTTCGGAACTAAGCCGCTGGCTCACCCTGCAGGAGCCCGTGCGTGGGCGGTTTCGGAAGGTTTCGGGGTTACCGACTGGCAGTCCGGTCGGAGTGAGTCTGTGTCGATAAGGATGCTTCCCAGAACGCAGACGGGAGTGCTCGATGTTGATGATGCTGTCGTGCATTCGTACAGCGTTGCCGGTGCCAACCTGGCCCCGTGGATGCCTGGGCGTGTGCGTGTGAATGGCGTCGAGGGTGGGCAGATTTCTGGTGTTGCGACGTTGACCTGGAGGAAGCGCGACGGCGCCGTGCCTGCTGTGGTGTTCAATGGCGACGACGTGAGTCAGGTGAGCGATTCGACGTATCAAGTAGTCGTTAAATCGGGGAGCAGTGTCGTCAAGACTGTCACCGGGATCACTGGGGAATCGTGGTCGTTTGCTGACGAGACGACTCTGAACGGCGGGGCTTACTACAGCAGCCTGACTTTTGAGGTCGTTGCTCAAAAGCCAGGGTTTTCGGACTCGCGTGTCAGCACAGTCAAGATCGATAGATGATCAGGCTTTCGCTGCAGTAAGGCGCTCTTTGAGTGATGGCCCACGGTAGAACGGTGGGTATCAGGGCTGGGAGTTGCTCAAGCGGATTGTGGATGCAGAGGTTGACCTTGGCGCACGCACGAACCAACGCTAGTGCAGCAATCAACTGTATTGCGGTACCCAATAAGGGCACCACCGAATAAAAGAAAGACCTTGATTTTCATGGTCTTTTCGTCTGGCGTAAATATAGAGACTGTCAGAAATTTTGTGTTCGGGCATAACATGTAGCTAGAGGTGCATGTATGCCGACCAAAAAGAAGTCCGCCAATGCAACAGCGAGGGAGTTGCCCTCGATTCCCCAAGAGCTGATCGAGCAGTTTGTTAAAGGCCCGATGAGCGCCGAAGCCATTCAAGACGCGTCCATGGCGTTCAAGAAGGCTCTGATCGAGCGTGCGCTTGGCGCCGAGCTGGGTCACCACCTTGGTTACCCTCAGGGCGCGGAGCGCCCTGAGGGGGCGACCAATCAGCGCAATGGCAAAAGCAGCAAGACGGTTCTGACCGACGACGGGCCGCTTCGCCTGGATATCCCCAGAGACCGCGATGGTAGCTTCGCCTCGATCCTGATTCCCAAGCACGAACGACGTTTTACAGGCTTCGACGACAAGATAATTGCCATGTACGCCCGGGGCATGACGGTGCGTGAGATCCGCGCTTTTCTATCTGAGCAGTATGGAACTGACGTGTCCCATGACTTCATCAGCTCAGTCACCGATGCGGTCATGGAAGAGGTGGGCGCTTGGCAGCAACGACCCTTGGAACCGATGTATCCGGTGATCTTCTTCGATGCGTTACGGGTCAAAATCCGGGACGAGGGGTTAGTGTGCAACAAGGCTATTTATCTGGCGCTGGGGGTATTACCTGATGGTACGCGCGACATTCTGGGTATATGGATCGAGAGCACCGAGGGTGCCAAGTTTTGGATGAAGGTGTTCAACGACCTCAAGACTCGTGGCGTTGAAGATGTTCTGATCGCCGTCACGGATGGCCTCAAAGGAATACCGGAGGCGTTGGGGGCGGTTTTTCCTGCCACGACGCTGCAAACCTGCATCGTGCATCTGATCCGCAACAGCTTGGACTATGCCGCTTGGGATAAACGTCGGGCACTGGCCAAAGCACTCAAGCCGATCTACCAGGCGATCAATGCCGATGTGGCTGAGCAAGAGCTTAACGCCTTTGAAGCGGGCCCCTGGGGCAAGCAGTATCCGACTGTAGTTGCTGCATGGCGTCGCGCCTGGGATCGGGTTATACCGTTTTTTGTTTTTCCGGCGGGCATTCGCAAAGTGGTTTACACGACCAATGCCATCGAGAGCATCAATGCCCAGTTACGCAAGATCATCAAGACTCGAGGGCACTTCCCGACCGATGAGGCTGCGACGAAACTGATATGGCTTGGGTTGCGCAACATCACCGCCAACTGGGGTCATGCGGCACACGACTGGAAAGTGGCAATGAATCAATTTGCGATCCTGTACGGAGACCGATTTACCAGACCGAGCTGGTAAAACAAGGGCCTGCCTGACGGCAGGCCCTAACCAGCCCGAACACAAAAAAACTGATACTCCCTAAATATAGCGTAAAGGCCAAGTCCGCAATCTGCTCCGCGTGATAGAAAACTTACTCCACCCGATCCGCCCTCCACAATAGAGCTTTCCCAGGCGCAATCTGGAGCAATTGAAATACGTTCTCAAGAGCCAGGCATAGAGCCGCCAATGAGCAAAATTGCGTGATCGATCAATAATCTTTACATAAAAAACAGCAACGTCATGCCAAGGAGAAATACTGTGGCTATTGCTTCTTTTCTAGAAAGCGCTAGGCCGATGAAAAACTGCACAATGACAACGACAGTGACTAATAATCCTCGTAAACCCGCTCTATTGTCCGAATCACTCTGAATCGGTGTAAAAGGCACATTATCCGGCAGTGGCTCAAGAGAACTAGGCTCCATCCAATCGTATTCAGAGCCTTGAAACAGCACATACATGAGCAGACTCGTAAAATAAATGGCATACAAAAAAAACGCAACAACAGACGCTTAAGCCTCATACCCATCACATCACAGACCCACTAAAATTACGCCCCGCGAAACCTATCTGCTAGGGCAGCGAGTACACCAAATCATCAGCAAAAAAATATTAGCGAAAGAAGAAAAGCAGCCGAAACTTAATCCCAGAACAGTCTGCAAAAGTCAAAACGACCACCCTCCTCTCTAACCAAGCCTAAGCTATATATTTCTCACCCGCACTGAGCGCAATCAGAAAAACAAGCAAAACACAGCAAGCAATGAACGGTATCATGAGAAGATACCTATAGCGCTTCGGAAGCCTGCTTAACTCTTGGACGTCTATCAAACCTCTTTTCGCATGCATCTTTGGCATAATTAATACCATAGAAATTATGCCTCCCCTCATGACCTTACCAAGCAAACCAGCATTTGACCAAACACGCTTATTATCCTCTACGCAAGAGCAATTCGAGAGACGACTTTCTATAGCCTCAACATATATATGAGCTATCAGCATTATAACAACCAATACCAACCCAATAGCCATTAATATAAAACCAGAAAATAAATCTATTTGGGCGCTAGTCATTTGTCATTTTCCCGTAAAGAACCTCTCCAAACTTTTCACCTTTCGACTCGCCAAACTCCCCTCCCCCCCAGCCGCCTACAGCCCCCCCAATCACGCCGCATGCAAGCGTGCCCATACCACCAGTTGGAATACCAATTGCGACGCAAGCTGTAGTGGCGAGTACTCCGCCTACATATCCACCAGCACCGGCTCCAAAAACGCTACCCAATAGCGAACCACCCTCAACATATTTCGCCTTACGACACTGTTCTTCACGACCCAGAGTACAAGCTTTATGAATGGCTAGTCCGGTAGAACCTACCTCAAGAGCAGTCCCGATGTAAGCTCCTCTTTTGATCCATTTAGCAGCTTTCGCCACGCCAGATACCTTGTCGGCATACCCTGGAATTTCTCCGGCATGCATATAGCTATTGGTTGAAAGCCCAAGCATTCTTTTAATGGAGCCTTCATTACGCAGTCCGGATCCATAGGACAGGAAATTATTCAGCAGCTTATCAAGCTTCATGAACAGCTCGGTTCGCTTGGCGTAGAAAGCGTCTCGCTGGGTCATCGTGCCGGACCCCATGTGATCCCGGTAAAGCTTTTCGATGTCTTGAAGCGTTTTTTTAATCACCTCCATATGCTTGGCCCAACCATCACTTGCAGCGCCTACCCCCATCGATGTGTAGGATATCGCCTGCTTGAGCAGCTCGAAATTCTCAACAAAAAAATCATCAGCTTCCACCCCATTAACCAGCAGTGCCCTATGCACCTCAGCAGCCTTGACCATTAGAAAAGCTTCTTGGGCAGTAGACAACGGAGTAGAAGCATCGCCGACGATGACCAGTTCACCAGGCAGGACAACGCCACCCGAGATGTGGGAGTTGAGGGCGACGAACTTGGCCTTCGTATTCTTTGGCAGCGCAAGGTTGGTTTTCAGAGATTCGAAGGTCTGCGCTCTGGAATTGACAAAAGTTCGTACTTCAGCCATGGTCGTGCCTCACGAATACTTTTTATTATTGATCCGGTCCCAACCGCCGGCCACGTTACCTCCTGCTGTGCCATCAACACGTTTCTGCAATGTGTAGGTAGTTTTGATGCGGCCGTAGTTGAGCTGCACGATTTCTATGGGAATACCTGAACTTGCGCTCTGTGTGTAGTCGGCGATGATAACTTCCTCAAGCACCACTTCGTAGTATTTGAGCTTGTCAGTGCCTGCGCGGCAGAGCACCAGCTTCACTTCCTTGAGGTGCTGGCCTGCACAGCTGGCTTCCATCAGCTTGCAACTAGCGCTGTCAAGGTATTTGGTGAAGGTGAAGTTGGTCATAGTCGTGCGACCAGATGAAGCGCCGCCCGCGGAACTAGCGGTTGCGGAGGTGCTTTGGCTGACGCCAAAGTTATAACCGATAATTTCAATCCATTTGCTGTATTTCTCGTCCAGAGCTTCGCCGGGGATGTCTGCGATCTGAATAAAGGCGTCGAAAGCCATCTTTTACCTCTCCTTGGTAGCCGTTTGCTACACGTTAATTGGCGTAAAGCTCCGATGTGACAGCAAATTACAGCATCAGTTCCCGCAGCAGAGTTGACTATAGAGTAGTGACTTGAGGTAGTTGTATGCCTATTTCAAGCCAAGAAGGCCTCCATCACTCTATGGGTGTGGATACATAACAGCGCACCGTCCGGTGCCAGCAGTATCAGCAGAACGCCGACTGCACTCCCACGCATTCAATGCACACTCTATGAGGGCGTGACGATCAGCCAGACCATTTGTGCCGCCGCTGAAGCGCTTGGTAATAGTCAGAAAGTCCCCTTGTCCGCGAGGTTGGAGCGGCGCCCGGGCCGTGCAACCGACATTGAGGCGTCGTCAGGCAGCTCCAGCAGCTCCGGATGATTGATTAGATCAAAGCCCAGCGCCTCGCCGCAATCCGCGTAGTTTGTTTTACCGGTGACCTGAATCAGCCCCCAGCCCAGATACAAGTGGCCGTCATCGTCAGGGGTGTTCCCCAGGCGAGCAGCCGGCCATCAGAACAAACCACCAAGCTCGGCAGGTTCCCAATTCATGATAACCAGCTCACCGCTGACATCAGCCTTTCCCTTTCTCTGGTTTGCCGTGCTGTAGCGAATGTCCACAACCTCAAAATGGAAACCCTCAAACACTCGTCGAATGTCCGGATGGTCATTGATGCTAACCATCACCTTCCCCTTACACCTTCGCATAAAGTCGGCCATTCGCTCGTAATTCTCAAATGGAAAATCCATACCGTACCCGGCCGTCTGCCAGTAAGGCGGGTCCATGTAATGGAAGGTGTGAGGCCGGTCGTAACGCTCGGCGCACTCAAGCCACGGCAGGTTCTCGACGTAGGTGCCCGACAAACGCTGCCAGGCAGCAGAAAGGTTCTCTTCGATCCGCAGCAGGTTGATGGCCGGACCGGTCGTCGCGGTACCGAACGTCTGCCCACTGACCTTGCCTGCGAAGGCGTGATGCTGCAGATAGAAGAAACGGGCGGCGCGCTGGATATCGGTGAGGGTTTCTGGGCGTGTCATCTTCTGCCACTCAAATACCTGGCGCGAGCTGAGTGCCCATTTGAATTGGCGGACGAATTCTTCAAGGTGGTTTTGGACGACGCGATACAGCGTCACCAGATCGCCGTTGATGTCGTTCAGGACCTCAACGGGGGCGGCCTGGGGGCGCATGAAGTAGAGGGCCGCACCGCCAGCGAACACTTCGACATAGCACTCGTGGGGTGGGAACAGCGGGATTAGACGGTCGGCCAGGCGGCGTTTGCCGCCCATCCAAGGGATGATGGGTGTGGACATAGAAAGCAAGACCTTTACTGTATATATGAACAGGTGCTAGGCTCGCTGCGCTTTGTGCACGAAGCGAGAGCCTTGGCTGGACTTGCAGGGGCAATCTGCGGGAACGGTGACCAGGCGTGGTGTTGACGCATCACGACTGGTCGCTCTTTTTCAATCTGCTGCAGTAATTCTTTGCGCTCAGGCTTGGCTGGCCAACAGCTCGTTCACGGAAGTGTCTTCAAGGCGCGCTCATAAAGCGCTTGCCGGTCGGCTAGGCCATTTGTGCCGCCATTGATGCGTTTGGTGATGGTCAGGAAGTCGCTTTTGTCCGCAAAAGTATTGAGCCCCGCCCTGTGCCAGAACCAGCCTGCCGACATCGCGGCGTGCTCCGGACGCTCGAGGAGTTCAGGGTGCTTGAGCAGATCCAAGCCCAATGCCTCACCGCAGGCCGCGTAGTTCGCCCGTCCCGTAATCTGAATGAGCCCCCTGCCCCGATACAACTGGCCGTCATCATCATCCTCGGGCGTGTTACCGAGGCGCTCGGCAAGCCGCCCGGTGTCGTACTTGTCGAGGTATGCATCGCTGCCCAATTCCCGCACATAACTAAGCTGGCCGGACTCGTGCCCGATCTGCGCGATGAATGCGGCAATGCGCAGCCTCGTGACAATCTGGTACTTGCTCATCGCCGTGTTGAGGACAGGAACAAAAACGCCAGCTCGGGAGCTGGCGTTGGGGAGAATCTGCAGCAACTGCTGCGTTGTTATCGACATGCGTTTATCTCCTGATGAAATGGTGCTGACCTGACCAGTTAAAGCCGTACGACCTTGACCGGTTTCTTCTCTTTCTTTTTGCCTTTGGCTTTTGCCTTGCCCTTGTTCCCGCCATTGCACTCAGCGGTGGTGGACCAGCCGGACTGGGTAAACACCTGTTCAACCGAATCGGCCAGGTACTCACCATCAAGACCTTCCTTGAAGCCCTGCACACTGATCATGCGCTCTGCAAACAAATCAGTGCGCCCGACCATTTCCAGACGGATACCTGCCGTGCTGCGATTGAAGGCAGCGAGGCGGGCTTTCGCTGCCTGCTCAGCAGCAGTTTTGTTGGGATAGATATGCCGGTCGGTGTGGACAGGCGGGAGGCCGTCCGGGGAAGCATCGTTGTTGAGCGTCACGATCTGGAGCTTCCCGGTCTTCTTGTCCTGATGCTTGGTCGAGACGGCCTTGTGTGTCGAACGATCACCCAGCCTGAACTGCCATCGACTGACATCCTGGCGCGTGATGGTCAGCGTGCTGAATTGTTTCCCGGAAGCGCTCAGCCCCTCTTGTCGGGGCATAACGAGCAGCTTGCCATCGGCGACCTTGGCAGTGCAGTCGTGCTTTTTTGCCAGGCGCGTGATGAAGTTGTAATCCGACTCGTTAAGCTGATCAGCGCGGGGAACCTTCGTCGCAACATTGCACACAGGCGTCCACCCATTGCGTGCGGCAATGTCGCTCACTATCTTGGAGAGAGGTTCGCCCTCCCAGCTACCGCTGCGCGTGGTCTTGCCACTGCCGCGCATGCTGCTGGCCTTACCCTTGATGACCATCGTGTCGGGCGGGCCTGATATCTCGACTTCATCTATCGTGTACAGACCAATCTTGGTCAGCTTCTGACCTTCGTAGCCCAGATACACCTCGACATCAGCCCCCCTCGACGGCAACGCCACTGCACCGTCGCGGTCATCGATGCGCAGCTCAAACTCGTCTGAGTCCATGTCGGGCTTGTCAGTGGTGCGCAGCTGGATCAACCGATCATTGATCAGCGCCGTGATATCGGTGCCGTCGGCAACGATCCGAAAAGTGGGTTTCATGGGGAACACCAAAAGAAGGCCCCGCACTTGGCGGGGCAGGACAGAGGGGATGATTCGTTACGCGTAACGAAGGGGGTCAGCCCCAGAGCATTACGGTTTCACCCGAGGGTGCGGGAAGATCCGGCAGGGTGATGACCAGCCCGGCCCGATACGGCTGCACCACATCAGCCAGGCCCTGATTGGCATCCAGCACGGCTTCCACAGAGCCTTTCAGATGGCCGTAGTAGTTGAAACAAACGGTATCGAGGATATCGCCGTCAGACGTTCTGCATATCGTCGCCATAGCGTGTGAACTCCAGCGTAAACGCCTGTTTGCGAGGGATACCCCCTTGCATCAGGGCGCTCTGATCTTCCTGAATTTTCTTCAAGCACCAGTTGCCCATCACCGCCCCGTAACGGCACACGCTCTTTTTCAAACACCTGCGCCGTTGCTCCCAGCGTGGGAATGGCCGGACCCGGCATAGGGACAGGGGCCGGTGGCGCAGCCAGCAGCGACACCGGCTTGTTCTCTTTTTCCGGGGTGCCGAAGACCTCCTTGCCCAACGCGCCGCCGATCTCACCGCCGCCCCACGCCCCCAGGGCACCGCCAATGGCCGCGCCTATCGCCGTGCCCATGAGGCGTTTACTTTAAGACTAAAGCAGTGAGTAAATGGCTGAATGGAGAAGCGATTGCCAATGCAGATAGCGTGGTCGTTTTGTGCTCATGGTTGAAGGTGCGTAGGGAATGGCTAGAATATGGCGTGTTGCCAAAGAGCAGCGCATTTGATTCTTCAATAGAGAAGCTTACAACTGTAGGGACCTCCAATGCCGTAGATGTCCCATCTCGTTTTGACAAGGTGCCCCCTGATCTCATGGGTCCAAGCGGGGCTTGGTGCGAGGAAGCGAGCATAAGCCCTATGGTGTAAATGAGTGGGTATCCTGCCCAGTGCCCATTAGCAAAAATGGTTTGCGCTTAGGGTACGTGGAGACTCTATGACGAATCCTAGGTCAGGACGTAGCTACCCTTCAGACTGCATTATATTTATAGATCCAGAAGTCAGAGCAACTACCCGGGACCGTGTAATAGCGCGGGTCCCGAGACTGTCAGAAATTTTGTGTTCGGGCATAACATGTAGCTAGAGGTGCATGTATGCCGACCAAAAAGAAGTCCGCCAATGCAACAGCGAGGGAGTTGCCCTCGATTCCCCAAGAGCTGATCGAGCAGTTTGTTAAGAGGGTGTAGACAAAA